TGTGTATAAGAGACAGTCCACGAACACTTCAACCGGGGAACGTACTGCGGTCGCTGCGGACGCGGCATCTGCCCCAGATACCGGAGGCCACGGTGAGCGGCATCGTCAGGTGTCTCGCTTGCTCCTCAGGGATCCACGAGAAGGAAGACTGCCCGTACCGTGACGCGGCCCGGGAGATGCGGGCTGCTGGTATCGATGTGACGCCGCGTCAACTCCGGGAGATCGACGACAAGGTGGCCAGGCAGTGACCGATGGGATGGCTGCGGTGTTTGCGACTCTGGCCGGGCTTGCCGAGTCTGGGGATGAGATGCGCGTCGTCTACACCGACACCGAGGACCCCGACGAGTGACCACGGACACCACTCTGGCTGTCCTCGACATCACCGTCCACGGACGCCCAGCCACCCAAGGCTCCAAGACGGCGTTCGTTGTCCGCCCACGCAACGGACGCCCCAGAGCCGTCATGCGTGAGGCCGGCGCCGTCGACCTGAAGCCGTGGCGGGAAGCTGTCCGCTCCACCGCCGCCGAAGCCCTCCATGCGGCCTCAAACGGCCCTTGGGCGCCTGTTTCCGGCCCCGTCACTGTCGTCCTCACGTTCGCTCTCCCAAAGCCTGCATCGGCCCCGAAACGCCGCCGGACCTGGCCTGTCGCCGCCCGCTCCGGGGACGTCGACAAGCTGGCACGGGCATGCCTTGACGCCCTCACTGATTCCGGTGTCTGGTGCGACGACGCACAGGTGGTGGCGTTGACTGCGGTGAAGGACTACGTGGGCTCTGAGGGGCATCTCCTGGTGCCTGGGGTGCGGGTCCAGGTGTTTCGGGTCCTGGGCTAGATGGAGGGGTCTCCGGGACCTGTTCGGTGGGTCTACGCTCGGCTGAGGCAAACACTCGGAGTGACTTGCCAGACCAGTTAGAGTGGCGTACGGTGGGAAAAAGTTGCGGCGGCCGGTGCCTCACACCGAACCGCCGCGCTGAGCCAGTACCCATCTCTTGGAAGGAACCGGACTGACCCGATGTCCAGTTTGCCACAGACAGCGCCCTGTTCGCCACACACCTCACAAGAAGTACAACGCCAGTCCGCCATCGACCTCCTCACGGTCAACGCCGGCGAGTACGCCCGTGTCATGGCCGCCCGTGTACATCTCGTCCCTGCCTGTTATCGGGCGGGTCTGACGTTGGAGGAGATGGCCGGAATCCTTGATTGTTCGGTGTCGCCGGTACGCAGGTTGATCCTCGAGGCGCGTGCTCGGGGTGAGGTGGTTGAGCGTCCTGGGCCTTACCACACGACTCGGCCCACGGACGGGTCCGACGCACCTGCCGGGGAGTGAGCCCGGTGGAGGCGACCTCCGTCTACCTCTACCGCGACAAGCGGGGGCTTCTCCTGTACGAGTCCTGGGATGCCCTTGCGGCGGCCACGGACGGCCCTCCGGCGCCTTTCTGGCTTGAGATGCTGGTCTGCATCGCTCCCCATGATGAGCCGTCTCGTTTGGTGGGGACCTGATGCACCCGCCGGCAGGTGAGCCGGTGAGCCATGGGTGACCCGCTGCCGTTCGTTCAATTGCCGACCTCGGTCATTCGGGATTCGGGATTGACGATTGTTGCGCGTCTTCTTTACGGCGTGATTTCGACGTACGCGGACCTTTCTACACGGGAGGCGACATTGCTTCGCGCGACGCTGGCGAAGGACATCGGTAAGTCTCGGGACACCATCGATCGTGGTGTTACTGAGTTGGTCAAGGCTGGCTTGTTGAAGGTGAGCCACCGGCGCAATGACAAGGGTGTCCTCATCGCCAGCACGTACACCATCGTTCCCCCAGTGACGGCAAACGCGCAGGTCACGGGTGGCCGCACTGATGCCCATACCCCTATGGGCACTGATGCCCCTATGGGCAACGTTGCGGATACCCCTATGGGCACTGATGCGGGTATGGGCGTGGGTGCCCATACCCCTGTGGGCACTGATGCGGACACCGTGGGGGCACCCATGCGGCCAGGGTATGGGCATGGGTGCGGCAAAGAACTAGAACCACTAGAACGAGAACCAAGGAACGATACAAACCACGCCGCTGACGCGGCGCCGCAGAGGCCACGCCCGAAGGCGTCGAACGACAAGACGCCCGAGGCTCGGATCGCCAACCGCTACTTCGACCACACCGACGGCATGTGCAACTGGGTGGCCATCCAAAGCATCGCCAAGACATCGCTTCGTGTCCGCGGCGCTACCGAACAGAGCATCGGTGACATCCTCTGCGGTCTCTATGACGCAGGAAAGCCAATCTCATTGTCGCTAGTTGGCCAGGTTGCATCCGGAATCGTTGAACTGGATGGCCGTCGAAAGCGCAAGAACTCGATCACCGACGACAACCGGGTCTACGTCGACGACCCAGACGCCTCTTTCTTGGGTGACAGGAGAACGCAGCGATGACCACGACCACCCGCATGCACCCGTCCCTGGCCCTCGCTCTCCGGGCCCTGGAAGACGTCCCCGATTCGCCGTTCAAGCCGACCCCCGAAGCGGTCATCGACTACTGGGGACGATGGATGGAACGTTCCGTGCCGCCGATCTACCGGGATGCGTCCCTGCCACGCCTCACAGGCGACCAGAAGCCCGCAGAACTGACCCGGTGGATAGAAGACACGACCGCGCGGGTCCTGTGGCTCGTAGGGGCGCCTGGCACCGGGAAGACGTACGCGGCGTACGCGGTGGCAGCGCACATGGCAGCCGGGAACGGGCTCGTCCGGGCCACGCTGGGCGGAGCACCCAGTGCGTGGACGTTGGCGGGGCTCCTCGACGACATGCGACCCCAAGCCGGCGACCCCGAAGGGGCATTCAAGGCCGCGAAGGAAGCGCCGCTGCTCGTCCTGGATGACCTCGCGCACACGCAGGCCACGGCGTGGGCGGTCGAACGACTGTGGATGCTCGCCGACTACCGGACCACGCACGACCTGCGAACCATCCTGACGACCAACACGACGTCGGGGAGGCTCGCGGAGGCGTGGGGTGAGGCAGCGATCGACCGGTTCCTGGACCGTGCCGTGATCGTGAAGATGACCGGCCAGTCACGGCGAGGACTGGCCTGGTGACCGCCATCGACGATCGCCCACCGGGCGAGGTGGCCGACAGCGCCCCCCAAGATCTTGCCGCCGAACAGGCCGTACTCGGGGCAATGATGCTCTCGCGTGGCGTCGTACCGGACGTCGCTGGAATCGTGAAACCAGAAGACTTCTACCTGCCGGCACACGAAACAGTGTTCCGGGCGATTCTCGACCTCGAGGCGGCTGGTAGCCCCACAGACACGATCGCGGTGTCCGATGAACTGGACAAACGCCAGTCCTTGGCGAGTGTCGGGGGCCGACTGTACGTCTTCACGTTGTTCGAGTCGTGTCTGACAGCGTCGAACGCAACCTATTACGCGGGGATCGTGGCCGCGCATGCCTCGAACCGCAGGCTCATCGCCGCTGGTACCCGGATGGTCCAACTCGGTCGGGGAGCTGAGGGTGGGGACGCTGACGCCATCCTCGGCGCGGCCCAAGCCGAGTTGACAGCGGTGGTCGAGGCCAGGGCCCGGGTCAGTGAGTGGACGCGTGCAGGTGAGGCTGTCGCGGCTGCGTTGGAGGAGATCGATAACGCGGCCGGTCGAGAGCTGATGGGGGTCCCTACCGGTCTCGTTGACCTGGACCGGTTGATGCATGGCTTGCACCCGGGGCAGATGGTGATCGTCGCGGCACGTCCGGCGGTGGGGAAGTCGACCCTGGCTTTGGATTTCGCGCGGCATGCGTCCGTTCGATGTGGTCTTCCGGCGGCGATCTTCTCGTTGGAAATGTCGAGTCTGGAGATCAGCCAACGGCTCCTGTCCGCTGAGGCGCGAGTTCATTTGACGAAGATCCGATCCGGGACGGTCGATGCTGATGACTGGCAGCGGATCTCCCGCGTCACCGGGGTCATCGACGCGGCACCACTGTTGATCGACGATTCAGCCACGACCAACATGCGGCAGATCCGAGCGAAGTGCCGGGCGATGAAGCAACGCGAGGGCCTGGCGCTCGTGGTCGTCGACTACCTCCAGTTGATGACGAGTGGCCGGAAGGTCGAATCCCGGCAGCAGGAGGTGTCCGAGTTCTCTCGGGCGCTCAAGTTGCTGGCGAAGGAACTCGAGGTGCCGGTGATTGCGGTGGCGCAGTTGAATCGTGGCCCGGAGCTTCGGCAGGACAAGAAACCGATGCTCGCTGACCTTCGTGAATCGGGGAGTCTCGAGCAAGACTCGGACGTGGTGATCCTGATCCACCGCGAGGACATCTACGAAAAGGAATCGCCGCGGGCTGGTGAGGCTGACCTGATCGTTGCCAAGCACCGGAACGGGGCGACGGCAACGGTGACGGTGGCGTTCCAGGGCCACTATTCGCGGTTCGTCGACATGGCGGACACGCCGGTCCCGCCGCCTCGGCATCCGAACCCCTACGGCCTGCGGGCGGTGAACTGATGCCGGCGTCGATTGTGCCGACGTTGTCGGCTCCTCAACGGCGCAGGGGCGGAGTCGACCCCGCCATTGAAGCCGCCTGGCGACGTGACCTGCTCCTGCTGCTCCTCGAACACCCAGACGTCTGGGATTCCCTCCACGGCCACATCCGGGGCATGCAGGCCATCCGGGATGACCGGGACGAGATGTGGTGGCTGCTGGGCAACCTGGCGATGTTCGTTGCTGCGTTGCGCGGCCACCTCGACGAGGACGGTGCAGCATGAGGCCTCCGTTGGTGTACTTCGGTGGGAAGACTCTGCTCGCTGACCGTATTGCCGCGTTGATGCCAACCCACGGGCACTACGTTGAGCCGTTCTGCGGGTCTCTGGCGGTCCTGCTTGCCAAGCCTCCGTCACCCCACGAGACCGTCAACGACCTGGACCAGGACTTGATCACGTTCTGGCGGGTCCTTCGGGACCGTCCAGGAGACCTGGCACGGGTGTGCGCGCTTACCCCGCACTCCCGTGCCGAGCACACCGTGTCGTACGAACCGGCGTCGACGGACTTGGAACGGGCACGTCGTGTCTGGGTGCAGCTGACCCAAGGCCGCGCCGGAATCCGCACCCGAACGGGGTGGCGGCACTACCAGGACCCGGCTGGGTCGACCGGGTCTATGCCGGACTACCTGTCGGGGTATGTGGACAGGATGCCTGCGGTGGTGGACCGCCTGCTGGGGGTTTCGTTGGAGTGCCGTCCAGCGACAGACGTGATCGCTGACTACGGCCGCCATCCTGGGGTCCTGTTGTACGTGGACCCGCCATACCTGGGGTCGACCCGAACCAGTGGCGGATACCTGCACGACATGGCGAATGAGCCAGAGCACAAGGAGATGCTCACGGCGCTCTTGGGATGCCGGTCTGCGGTCATGCTGTCCGGGTACGCATCGGACCTGTATGACGACGCTCTGTCTGGTTGGGACCGGGTTGAGATTCCGACGGCGACGGGCCAAGGCGGGAAATGGTCGGGCCGGACGGAAGTCCTGTGGTGTAACCGGCCGATGCCGCGCCAGCAGACGTTGTTCGAGGACGTGTCGTGATGGGGGTGTGGGGGCCGTCTCCTCTGGAGCGGTCCGCGTTGACCGTTGACTGCACGACGTGTGGGGCGGTCCCTGGCGAGTGGTGCCGGTCCTTGTCTGGGTCGTATCCGCAGGCCGTGTTGCATGTCGCCCGACTGGAGGCCGCCCCGTGAGCGAAGAAATCCAGCACGTGATCCGGCCGCGTCTGCCGTGGCGCACGGATGAGGCGATGACCGAATGTGGTCGCCCCGCCGGGGACGGGGACATGACCCGGGACGAGGCGATCGCGAAGGTCAAGCGGCTGGGGAAGGTGCGGGCGTCCTTGTCGTCGTGCATGACGTGTTGGCAGACGGCGTCACGGTGGCCGGGGTGGGACCGGTCTCCGTCGTCGGTGATGGCCCGATACGCGAAGGGTCTCGGGTTCTGGGTGGGGCGTGACCCTGCTGATGATTCGCCGCGGGCGCGGATGGACATTGAGTTGCGGGCGATCGCGGCTCTGGTTGAGGCGCATCGGGAGGAGTTCGATGCCTATGTGGAGGGGGCTTCGGCGGCGCCGTCGTTGGACGCTGTCCGTCGTCGTAGGGCTCGTCCGGTGCGGTCTGACTATCCGAGGCCGCTCTGATGCCGCGAATCCTTGTCACCGGCAGCCGGTCATGGACAGACCGGAAGACCCTGAGCTGGGCACTCACACAGACCTGCATCGACCACGGGTGGATGGTCGAACCCGACGAGTACGGGAACACGCTGCCTCGGGGTGACGTGGTCGTGGTCCACGGCGGAGCCCAAGGCGCGGACACGATGGCCGACGACTGGGTGGCCGGGTCGATCGTCCGGA